CGTTCAATTTTCATTTACAACAGGCAGAAAAGAACTTTCATTTAACGCAGTGGATGGTTTGGGTTTATTAGAAAAGATTAATTACCCTTTAGCAGTAGATTATGTTTTAAGTGATTTTAATGATTGTTTATTTTACATATTAAATTCATTAAATGCAATTGGGTTTCCAACAAATCCAAATGTTATAACAGGAATAAGTTATTACGCAGATGGAATGGATGATAGGGCAGATGTAAGTTGGGCGGACCCATTAAAACAATCATACTTAAACTTTGCTTTATTTATTACTAATGATTATCAAGTAGATAATTGTTTAGCAGTTTTAACTAAAATAGTAAAAGGATTTGGTGCAAGATTATTTCAAGCACAAGGAAAATGGCAAATACTTGCAATTTCACAATTTGCACAAGAAACATATTGGTTTACTGAATATGATGATGCTGGATTGGTAGTTGATTCAGGAACTACAAGTTTTAATGGTTTAATAGATGGTTATAGTGGTAATGAAACAGGATTATTCTTTGTAGATAATAGCCAAGTAAAACTATTAAGAAAAGGATATAACAAGGTGCAATTTGATAAACAAATTGAATATCCTTCAAACTATATTACTAATGGTGATTTAAAGCAAGTAACATCTTCAGGCGGTTTATTACACGCATACGCTTGGACTGAACAAGTAAATGGTGGTTTAATATTTGTTGCACCATATCCTAGTAGATTATCAAATGATTATTACATAGATATTACAAATGTTGTAGCCCCATATCACGCATCTATAAAGCCTAATTATTTTCCTAATATTGGTTTTAATGAAGTGGTACAAATTTCTTTTAATTCAAATCTTGTAGCGGTTGGTGCAACTGTTCCTGATGCTTTCTTTATATTGAGAATTCAATTACAAACACCAGCAGGTTTTTATAGCATAGATAACAACAAAAAGTGGGAGTTTGGAGGTTCAAGTTATTATTTTGAGCCTTACGATGTTGATACAACATTAACTGAATTAAGTTTGACTTTGCCACCTGCACCCGAATCAGGAACAATTTATTTTGAATATGTATTAGCAAAACCTGCTTCTACTTATTGGAAATCAACAGTAGAAGCAAACGAAGTAAATAATTTTTCATTTACTATCCAACCTGCTTTTCAATCTTATCAATGTATTGGTTCATTAACTAATTCTGATGAATACGTATTTAATGCAGATTTGGATTTAGGCTTTAACGATTCTTACAATGGTTACTATTCTTATAAAGGATTTTTAGCAGATGAAGATGGTTTAAACTTAAAGAATTGGTATCGTTACGAATATTTATCGGATAAATATCGTTCATTAAGTCAATTAGTAATTAGACAATATTCTAATAACTTAAACAAGAATGTAATCAATATAGATTCAACATTTATGGGTATGAATACCGATGAAGGTAGATTTAGCGGTGCAATGAGAATAAAGGCAACTGATACTGACCCAGCACAAATAAGCGTTGCTAATAAGCAATATATGGTTGGTAATACAACAATTGATTTATTTAATGATACTATTCAAGGAACATTATTAGATATTAATAGTGATAATGTTGAAGCTAATATTTACGAAATAATAAACTCAACAAGCACACCACCATTTGTTCCTTCGGTTGCACATTTTAGGTCTAATGGTTATGTAACAAGTGCAGAGGCTTTAGCAGGAACATTAACTGCAACTGAAATATTTACATTAGATGGAATTACTGACCCTGACTATGGTGATGTGTTTTATGAAGATGAAGATGGTGGATTAACTTTTAACGGAGATTACTTATGGTATAAGGTAGAAACAGTATTTCCAAATACAAAAGTTTACCAAATAAGGATTGATGGAGTGATAATAGGAATATATACTTAAATTTGTACTTATGGCAGACAATGTAATTGGCAACAATATAATTTTATACTACTTTGAACCACCTTCAGTTGCTTATCCAGCAGGTAGGGATATTGCTTTTTCGTGTTCTACAAATTGCACATTTAGTGTAAGTGTTGACCAAAAAGAAGTAACAAGCCAAACGAGTGCTTGGTATAGAGAATACAAGAATGATACTGCAACTTGGAGTGTAACTTGTGATGGTCTTATAACTTTGGATGGTTATGGCTATTTATTCTTACTTGAGCAACAACAAGACCGCACTACAATTTTAGTAAAGTTTGTTATTGACAACGGAGTTGATGGTTTAGTAGTTATTAGTGGGGATTGCAATTTAACAAGTTTACAAATTAACGCACCTTATAAGGACATAGCAACGTATAGTGTATCGTTACAGGGTACAGGTGCTTATGCTACAACAGGAACTGAAATAAATCCTGAAGGGGTTGTAATTGTTGCTGGAGGTGCGGTTTACACAAAGGGAACAACGGCAGCTGGTGGCGAAACTACTATTACTTATGGCGATATGATAGGCAAGGCTTGTCTTTATGTTTCTCGTGGTGGTATTGATGTTCAAGATATTTTAACGACAGGAACGGCAGTAGATGAGCAAGTCAAGTGGAATAGTACAACAGGGGTTTTGACATTTGGTAGGGTATTAGAAAGTGGGGAGTTTATTAGGGCATTATTTCAATAATAATTTAGTTATAAATTAAAATAAGATGGCAAATCAAATAGTTGTTTCAGCAGGTGCGAAAGTGAGGAATTTACAAGATGTAATTATTGGAACAAGTGGGGTATTGACTTCATTAGGATTTGATGTTGCAAATGGTGTGCCAAGACTTGATGTAAATGGTAAAATATTAGTAAGTCAGTTACCTAACTCGGTTATGGAGTACAAAGGTACTTGGAATGTATCTACAAATACACCGACTTTAGTAAATGGCACAGGAAATCAGGGGGATGTATATTTAGTTGAAGGTGCAGCGGTTGGCGGAACTGCCTTTAATTTTGGGGCTGGTCCGATTACATTTTTCAACGGAGACCAAGCCATATATTCAGGAAGCATTTGGCAAAGGGCATCAGGAGCAACAGGAACAGTTACTAGTGTTGCGGTTACTGAAAGCGGAGATAGTTTAAACATCACAGGCTCACCAATTACTACAAGCGGAACGATTAACATAGGATTCAACGGAACTAATTTACAATATGTAAACGGAGCAGGAAACTTAACAACCTTTCCTATATTAACAGGGTTTGTACCATATACAGGAGCAACTACTTCAGTAGATTTAGGTGCTTTTCTTTTAACTGCTTCAGGTGTTGATTCAGTAGGATATACTGCTCGTGGTAGTGGAACTTTAAGTGGTTATTTGATATTAAAACAAGGTACTACATTTCTTGGCAATGTTGTAGGTTATAATAGTATTAATGCAAATTCAACAAAATATACATTTATTTCGGATGTTGATGGTACAAATTATAAACAAGCAAGTTTTGAATTAGGTTCATTAACAAATAATACTGCTAGAACTTATACCTTACCTAACGCAAATGGTACTATTGCACTAACATCGGACATTCCTATTTTAACAGGCTATGTTCCCTACACAGGTGCAACTGCAAATGTTGATTTAGGTACATTTAATTTGACTGCTGATGTTATTACAGGAGCAACAGGTTCTTTTACATCAAATGGTGGTAGTGATACATTTGCTATCAATCATTCAAGCGGTGCAGGAATTGCTTTGAATATTACTAAAGGTGGTAATGGCGAAGGATTATACATAAACAAGACAAGTGGAAGCGGAAACGCAGCAACGATAATAGGTACATTAAACGCAACTACTTTAGTAAAGAGTGGTGGCACATCAAGTCAGTTCTTAAAGGCTGATGGCACAGTTGATTCAAGCACATACGCTTTAGATTCAGCAGTAGTTCATAATACAGGCAATGAAACAGTTGGTGGTACAAAGACTTTCTCGGATGCTACTAAAAACAACGGAGGCATATTCTTACAAAATGCTTCAAGTAACTCTTTAGCAGGATATATGAATTTAGGTGGATTGACCAATGGATTAAAGTTCACAAGTGGTGGTGGTATTAGTAATTCATTTACTTTGCCATCTGCGACAGGATATACTTTTACTTTCCCTAATGCAACAGGAACGATTGCCCTTACAAGCGATTTAACAGGGTATCTTACTGCGGTAACTGCTACATCACCTTTAAGTTCAAGTGGTGGTACAACGCCTAATATAACGATTGCACAGGCTACTACAAGCACTAATGGTTATTTATCTTCAACTGATTGGAATACTTTTAATCTTAAACAACCACAATTAAATGGTACAGGATTTGTTAAGGCTTCAGGCACTACCATTAGCTATGATAATAGTACTTATGCTTTAGATAGTGCAGTAGTTCATTTAGCAGGTACGGAAACAATCACAGGGGCAAAAACATTTTCTACTTTTACAAAGTTTGATGGTGGGGTAATATTAAAAAATAATGTTTCAGCAAGTTTAGCAGGATATGTAGGGCTTTCTGCTTATTCGGCTTCGGGAAATAAGGGGATAAATATTGACTTTGATACATATTCAAATAGTTTTTATTTTAGTGGAACTTTACCTTATCAATACACATTCCCTGCTGCAACAGGAACAATAGCTTTAGTTGGTGGTAGTGGTGTA